AATGTAGGTGCTACACAATCATACAGCTGGAGCATGGGCGTAGACTATACCAAGGAGAAACACAGTTTTGGTACTACTGTAAGCCAACCAGTGACTGTGAGTAAAGGTACTGTTGATGTTAGTGTACCAATTGGTTGGACTGCCAATGGTGACGTAGCATATGATCGTAGTCGTGTAAACATTAGTCCAACTGCAATGCAGTATGACATGGGCGTATATTACAAGTATAAAACTAAAAACTTAAACTTGATTACCTATGGTGAACATCAAACGAACTATCTTAATCAAGCAGGTGTGACTAATCAACAGTTTGGTTTTGCATTTAACAAGGAATTCTAAGATGGATTTAAAATCAATTTGTTTAGAATATTTTTATAATTTCTCACTTAAAGATATAGATAGTTTATCTAAGATGTTTGCTTCTAGTTGTCAGTTACGTGATTGGGAAAACTCGGCAGTAGGTAAACAAGATGTTGTAGCTGTTTATGAAAAGATTTTTAACAGCGTAGATACTATAGCAGTTACTCCTAAGGTCTTATACGAAGATAGTGATACTATTATAGCTGAGCTATTAATCACCATCAATGGTAAGGAACAGATTTTAGTTACAGACATTATTACATTTAATGAAGCAGGCAAAATTATCAGTGTTAGAGCCTATAAAGGATAAGCAATGGAAAAGTTATATGTAGATGATCAACAGATCAGAGAATACGTTAATAAAATCTCATATCAGATGTATAAAGACAATTGGCGTCCAGACTATATTGTTGGACTTACACGCGGAGGACTTATTCCTGCGGTGTATATGAGTCATACGTTAGATATTCCAATGGAAACATTAAAAGTAGCCCTACGTGATGGTACAGGCGGCGAAAGCAATGGCTGGATGGCTGAAGATGCATTTGGCTATATAGATGCCAGCGCAGTTCCTAGACCCAAAGGTGAACCGACAAGTGATCTCAATCTACGTAAAAACATTCTTATCTTAGATGATATCAATGATACCGGTGCTACACTAGATTGGATCATTCAAGATTGGCAAAGCGGTGCATTACCAAACGATCCAGCCTGGGCAGACATTTGGGGGAACAATGTTCGTTTCGCTGTGCTATTTGATAACCTAAGCAGCAAATTTAGCCGTAAGGTCAACTATTCAGCTGTGGAAATAAACAAAGCAGAAGAAGACGTTTGGATCGTGTATCCTTGGGAAAGATAATCTTGCAATTTTTCAAAAATAATAGTAAACTAATAGGATGGTTAGCGAATATCATTACCGTTGTTGGAGTGATATTTACCAGTCTTGATATATATCCGCTGAACATCATTATACTTTCTTTGGCTGGTATATTCTGGATCATTACTGGCTTGCTATGGAAGAAACCAGAGTTATGGACATTAAACGCATTAATATGCGTGATTTATCTTTATGGGTTAATTAGATGAGTAAACTTAAAGTCAGTGAAATATTCTATTCAGCGCAAGGCGAAGGACGCTTCATTGGTGTCCCTAGTGTGTTCTTAAGGACCTTTGGCTGTAACTTTACCTGTGGTGGTTTTGGTATGAAAGATCGCACACAGATGAGCACAGAGCGTGAGTTCATTGATCCAACGAAATATCGTATCTATGAAGAACTACCTTTAGTCAATACAGGCTGTGATAGTTATGCTAGTTGGGATCCTAGATTTAAGAACTTCAGTCCCTTGTTAGAAATTGATGGTGTAGTCAAACGTATGCTAGATCTAGTGCCTAGCAACAGTTGGATCATGCCCAATGGCAATGATACACATTTGGTTATTACAGGCGGTGAACCACTGCTAGGCTGGCAACGTGCTTATCCGGAATTATTAAGTCACAAGAATATGTATAACTTAAAGAACTTAACATTCGAAACAAACGGAACTCAAGAACTACACGAAGATTTTGCCCGATATTTAAAACTATGGAATCGTGGCAGTCGTGAGATCACATTCAGTGTTAGTGCTAAACTAAGCGCCAGTGGCGAAGCGTGGGCTGATGCTGTTAAGCCAGAGATTGTTCGATCATATGAAAAGGTTGGCACAACTTATCTTAAGTTTGTAGTTGAAAATCCTACAGACTTTGATGAGGTTGATCGTGCAGTATCAGAATACCGTAAGGCCAAATTCAAAGGTGTTATATACATTATGCCAGTAGGCGGTGTGGTTAAAGTCTATGATGGTAATAAATTTAACGTAGCTGATGAAGCTATGCGTCGTGGTTATTATTACAGCCCAAGATTACATGTTGACCTCTGGGGCAACAGTTGGGGCAAATAAAAGGAAAATATGAGTTATTTGTTTACATCAGAATCAGTAAGTGAAGGACATCCAGATAAGGTAGCAGACGCTATCAGTGATGCAGTATTAGATTTAATGATGCGTGAAGGCAATCAAACTTATCGTTGTGCTTGCGAAACATTGGTAACTACTAACCAAGTTATTATCGCCGGCGAATACAAAGGTATTTACAATTACCTAGAAGTTGAGAATGCTGTGCGTCGTGTTATCCGTGACATTGGCTACGAGCAAGATGGATTCCATTGGGAAACAGTAGAGATTACTAACTTAATGCATGGGCAGTCGGCCGACATTGCTTTAGGTACAGACACATTTGGTGCTGGTGATCAAGGACTTATGTTTGGGTATGCAACTAATAAAACACCTAACTATATGCCGCCAACTATTTACTACAGTCACAAGATTGTAGAAAAATTAACTGCTGTCCGTAAGAGCGGAGCAACTTGGTTAGGACCTGATGCTAAATCACAGGTTACAATCGAATTCAATGATGATTATACTATTAATCATATTGCTAAGATCGTATGTTCAACACAACATTCAGCAGACACGGATATTGACACGGTCAGAGAACAGGTAAAAGCAATTATCTTAACGGTATTGCCAGCAGAACTTATTATAGCTGAAACAGAGTTTCTAATCAATCCAACTGGTCGCTTTGTTATTGGTGGCCCAGATGGTGACACAGGCCTAACAGGACGTAAGATTATCGTAGATACTTATGGTGGTAGTTGTCCACATGGTGGTGGTGCGTTCAGTGGCAAGGATCCTACTAAAGTTGATCGTAGTGCAGCTTATATGGCACGTTACCTAGCTAAGAACATTGTAGCCAGTGGTAAGGCAACACATGCTATTGTTCAACTTGCTTATGCAATTGGGGTAGAGCAACCTATGAGTGTTTATGTTGACAGTGACGGAAATAATTCTGAGCTCACCGAATGGATAATTACTAATGTAGACTTGACGCCAAAGGGCATTATAAATAAATTTGATCTATTCCGCCCTATCTATAGTAGTACAACTAACTACGGACACTTTGGTAAACTCGGTTTACCGTGGGAAGAGTTAGATTTATTCAAGGATTAATATGTGGACATTGATTAAAGGCTGGTGGAATGAATATGTTGATCTGATAGCACATTCTTATCTATTAGATGAAGTGTATATGGAATTCGACATGGATCGAGAACTAGGTAGAGGTGAAATGTAATGATAAAGAAATTAATCAATAACCTGTTTGGTTTTAAACCAGACACAGCAGTTATTAAAGAGCAAAAAACTAAAAAGACTCCTAAAGAACTAGCTACAGAACGTGATGAACCTTATGTTGAAGTGTTAAGTATGGACATTGATAAAAATAATCCAGGTAATGGTGCGTTTGAGTTAGATTGGAATGACAAATTTTTATCTAATTTAATCCGTGCTGGATATCAAGGTAAGACTGATCAAGACATAGTAGATAATTGGTTCAAAGCTGTATGTCGCAATGTTATACAAGAAAACTTTGAGCAAGAGCAAGCCGACCCAGAAATCCGTGCTAGTAACCGTAGAGATTTAGGTGATGGCAGAACGGAAATAAGTTGATCCTATATGTAAATGGTGACAGCCACACGGCTGGTGCCGAAGCATTAAACTCATTTGCGTTTGCCAATGACGACCCCCAATACAAATATCTAGGTAGATCACCGCACCCAGATAATTTATCTGTTAGTTATAGCAATATATTAGCACAATCTCTCTCAGCTGAACTATACTGTGATGCCGAAAGCGCCAGCAGTAATGATCGCATTATACGTACTACCAGACACTATCTCAAAAACAATCGCCCAGATTTAATCGTTATTGGGTGGAGTACTTGGGAACGTGAAGAATGGTTATACGAAGGACAATATTGGCAAGTTAATGCAGGTGGAATCGGTGATGATTGGCCAGATGCTATTAAGCAACAATATAAACATTGGATTAACAATATAGATCATCAGCAAAAAGAACAAGAAGCACATGAAAAAATTTGGGCACTACACCAAGAATTATCTGATATTCCGCATTTATTTTTTAACAGTTATCTAGCATTAGATTTTACCACACACTATGATTGGAATAATAGTTATCTATATCCATACGATGATGCATATACTTACTATCATTGGTTAAGCAATCAAGGGTATAAAACAGTTAATCCAAAAAGTTATCATTATGGTCCAGATGCACACCAATCTTGGGCAATCCATTTGACAAAAATCATAAATGAAAGTATAATAACTAAATGAGATATCTATTAGTTGACACCGCAAACACATTCTTTAGAGCCCGACATTCAGCACATCGCCAAAGTGATACTTGGGACAAGCTGGGTTTTGCTATACACGTAACTCTAGCTTCAGTAAACAAATCATGGCGTGATCAAAAAGCTGATCATGTTATATTCTGTCTAGAAGGTCGTAGTTGGCGCAAGGACTTCTATGAACCCTATAAGAAAAACCGCAGTGTAGCACGTGCGGCACTCACTGAAAGTGAAGCTGAAGAAGATAAGTTATTTTGGGAAACCTTTGATAACTTAAAAACGTTCGTCGCAGAAAAGACTAACTGTAGTGTCCTTCAACACGGTGAATTAGAAGCTGATGATCTTATAGCAGGTTGGATACAAAGTCATCCAGATGATCATCATACTATCATATCCAGTGATACAGACTTCTACCAACTCCTAGCAGACAACGTTAATCAATACAACGGCATCAGCGATGAGCTTCACACGTTAAAAGGTATCTTTGATAAGAAAGGTAAACCGGTCATAGATAAAAAGACCAAAGAGCCTAAGAAGATCCCCAACCCACAGTTTATACTTTTTGAAAAATGTATGCGTGGTGATCCTACAGACAATATATTTTCAGCATTTCCAGGCGTGCGCACCAAAGGCAGTAAAAACAAAGTAGGTCTTGAAGAAGCCTACAGTGATAAAGATAAGAAAGGTTATAATTGGAACAACATGATGTTACAACGTTGGGTTGATCACAATGGTATCGAACATCGTGTATTAGATGATTATGAGCGTAATCGTGTGTTAGTTGATCTAACGGCACAACCAGACGATATAAAGATTAAGATGGCAGAAACTATAGCAGCCGCCCAAATGCCTAAGAACATGCCCATGGTCGGCGCACAGTTCTTAAAGTTCTGTGGCAAGTATGACTTGATTAAACTCAGTGACAATGCCAGCGCGATCAGCGAATGGTTGATGGCTAGTTACCCGCAGAAAGAACATGCATGATAGCAGATGGCAAGTTCCTAGCATTAGATTTAGAACTTAATCAACCTTCAGGCAAAATAATCCAAGTTGGTGTAGCTATAGGTGATAAGAACACACGTTTTGAAGACTACCTAGTCCGTAAATGGTATATAGATCCACAGGAGCCGATCAGTGAATTTATCAATGATCTCACAGGTATAACTGACAGTGACATACGTGCTGAAGCATATAGTCATGGACATGTTGCCCGTGAGCTAGGTGAGCTAATAAAAGAGCATAAATGCTTTATCAACCCAGTGACCTGGGGTGGTGGTGATAGTATGGAATTACTGGCAGAATTCTGCAAAAACCATGCTGATTTTCCGCATTTTGGCCGTCGTTGGATAGATGTTAAGACCTGGTACACATACTTGATGCTGACCAGAGGTAAAGCACCTAGTGGCGGATTGGCATCAGCTATGGGCTACTTCAAATTGCATTTCAAAGGTCCAGCACACAGGGCTGATGTAGACGCCCAAAACACCCTAGCACTATTCTTTAAGCTCTTAGAGCGCCAAGCCAAACTAGAAAACATATTAGATTCAGCGAAAAACATATAATGGTAAATACATCACAAAAAGAAATCATGACCTTAAAATTAGGGAGTACACATGCACGGAATAGTTGTAGCCGGATATTATGATGATACCGGATCTGTTTTCCACAATCGGTCTCCTGGTGCTTATAAGATAACAGATCACTGCCGTAGACTAGGTTGGGAAATTGAAATTATTGATCACGTAAATTATTGGGATTACGAAGTTCTAATAAATTATGTTTCTACAATTATTAAACAGTACAACAGTCGATGGTTAGGAATTTCTTATACATGGTTATGGCGTTGGCCAGATTTACAAAAATTTTTAACAGATATTAAACAAAAATATCCCAACGTTATATTAATAGCCGGCGGACAATCTACATATAACGAAGACCTAGGATGTCATTGGTATGTCTTTAGTTATGCCGAAGAAGCAATGACGAAAATATTAGATTATGAATTTAATAACGGCGCCCCTTTAGTAACCAGCAAATTATTTTCTGGAAAATATGTAAACGCTGTACACAATTATCCTAGCTTTAATACTAAAGAATATTCTGTAAAGTATACAGACAGAGACTTTTTAACAGAAAAAGACGTATTAAGTTTAGAACTAAGTCGAGGTTGTAAATTTAAATGCAACTATTGTAGCTATCCTTTTATTGGAATTAAAGAAGATACGTCCACAACTGAAGAGCATCTTTACAGAGAACTTAACGAAAATTATGAAAAGTACGGTGTAAAAAATTATATTGTTGCCGACGATACCCCCAATGATAGAATTGAAAAATTAATTAAATTATCCAATGTTGTTCGACGGTTAGATTTTAAACCGAACTTTTCTGGATTCCTTAGAGCTGATCTCATAACTGCACATCCAGAACAAATAGAGTTACTAGCAGAATCTCGTTTCTGGGCACATTACTATGGCATTGAAACGTTCAATCACAAAGCAGGAAAAGCAATTAGCAAAGGCCAACATCCAGATAAAACAAAAGATAGCTTATTAAAAATAAGAGATTATTTTTATAAACATGTAGGACTTTATCGAGGGACTATTGGATTGATAGCTGGATTACCTTACGAGGACTTAAAGTCATTAAAGTTAACGCAAGCATGGTGTGAAGAAAATTGGAAAGATCAACATTGGATATGGTGGCCATTACAAATTGTTATGGATAACGATGCTCTTAGTGCATTTGGAAGAGACTTTAAAAAATTTGGTTACAGACCATTGTCGAAAGAAAAGTATTTGGGATTATTTTTTCATAAAAATACAAAAAATAACTTTTTATGGGAAACTGACTACACTACAATTGTCGAAGTTGAAGAATTCTGTATAGAGATGATGTCGAAGTTTCACGTTAAACTTGATAATTTTGCTGTTTCTAGTTATGTTCCGTTCTTTGGAGAACAGGGATCTCTAGATATAAAAACATCTGCATCAGAAAGATACAGAGAATCTCGTTATCAAGAACTTGCAAAAAATAAAATACAAGAATATATAAAGAACAAATGTACCCTTATAACATAAAATCTTTATAAAGATTTTAATCTTCATCAGATACCAAAAAGATATTTTTCAAAAGAAAACTAAAAATTAGTGTTGACTTTAATCAAAAATCTAAATATAATATAGTATGACTAAAGAATTAGAAAAACTAGCAGCTCAAGCAGGATTGCCCGTAACAGATAATCTTGAACATTTCTATCGTCTAGTTGGTGAACGTTGTGCTGATATGTGTGGTAGCCAAGGTGATCAAAAGAACATACGCAGACATTTTGGTCTAGACTATTATGATGGTCCTAGCCATTATCAGAGTAAAAGACATCAGGAAACACAGTATGACTGGAACAAACATTACGTTGAGGAAAAGAAATAAATGGCACATATAATTGATAAAACATTTGAATTCTGTTATGGACACAGAGTTTGGACACAGAAACTAAATGGTGAATACGCGGC